AAGAGGTGCGACGCATCGGCGCGATCGCGACGCATTGGCGCATTTCGGGTGAACGGTTATTCTTGGTGAATGATCGAAAGAAAGACGGGCCCCGGTAGGCCTCCAAAGCGCCCCGGAGAAGCTCTTACGGCTCGTGTCGTCGTGAGGGTGCGTCCGGCCACGCTTCGCGCGCTTGGACGAGCTGCTAGGCGTGTGGGCTTGCCCGTCCACGTATGGCTGCGCGAAGTGCTCGCGAGCGCGATCGCAAGCGCAGAGGCGTCGTAATCGTGGCGCGCCCTCCCAACGACAATCTTGCGGCACGCATCTTCGACGAGGCGATCAAGGGCCTTACCGTCGCGAAAATTGCCAGGCTTCTTGCCGTGGATCCGACGACCGTGCGCGCAGCGATGCGCGAGCCCGACTTCCGTGCGCAGATTGCAGCGCATCGCGCCGAGGTCACCGACGCCACGATCGCGAGGCTCCACGCCCAGGCCGAGCTTGCAGTCGATCAGCTCTCGGCCGTGATGACAGGCGAGATCGCGGGCACTGGCGCGAGCGCCGTCGTGAAAGCTGCGGAGGCCGTGCTCGATCGCATCGGCGTGCGTCGTGCGGCACCGACAGAGGATGCGGCATCGAGCGAGCAGCAGCGCGTGATCGCCGTGCTCGTGGGGGTCATCTCGCAACACCCAGAAATCCGCGATCAAGCGATGCGAGCCATCGAGGCCACGGTCGCAGAGGACGGCACACATTGACGACGACGAAGAAACGCGAGCGCGAGAAGCGCGCGCGCGCTTCTGTCGCGAGCTCGGTGCTTACCGCGCTTCGCGTCGGAGGCGAGAAGCCTCGAGGCGCGTACCGCAACGACGTCGTCGGCTACTTCCGCGAAGTGCTCGGGCTCGAGCTGTGGCCCGAGCAGGCCAACCTCGCGAAGCTCGTGCAGACGCACGATCGCGTCGCAGCGAAGAGCGGGCGACGCACGGGCAAGAGCACGACATGCGCGGGCCTCGCGTTGTGGTGGTTCGACGAGCACGAGGGGCGCGCGATCCTCACCTCGGCCACCGACCGCCAGGTCAACGCCATCCTATGGCGCGAGGTCGGCCTTCTGCGAGCTCGAGCACGTCGATCGTTCGACGGCACGTCAATCGGCGTGCTCGCTCGCACCGGGATGCGCGATGGCACCGGGCGCGAGATTGTCGGGTTCACCGCGCGCGAAGGCGAGGCCATGCAGGGCTTTGCCGCGTCCGCGCGCAACCCGCTCATGTTCATCGTCGACGAGGCCTCGGGCGTCGAGCAAGCGGTCTTCGACGCGATCCAAGGCAACCGCGCGGGCGGCGGCAAGCTCCTACTTACGGGCAACCCGACAAAGACCGTGGGCGAGTTCTTCGACGCGTTCCACTCGAAGCAACGCGACCTGGAGAACCCCGCGAGCGTTGGCTACGTCGCCGCGACGCTCTCGACCGAAGAGGCTGCGAAGTACGCGATCCCCGGCCTCGCGACACCGGAGTACATCGTCGAGCGCACGGCGGAATGGGGCAAAGACTCGGCGCTCTACAGGGTGCACGTGCTCGGCGAGTTTGCTCTCGCGGAGGACGGTCGGATCTTCACGCTCGCGATGATCGCCGACTCCGTCGAGCGATGGCACACGACGAAGCCAGAGGGACCGCTATCGATCGGGCTCGACCCCGCGGGCCCCAGCGGAGCGGGCGACGAGAGCGCGCTCGCGGCGCGACGCGGTCGCAAGGTGCTCGAGCTGCAGGCGCGTCGAGGGCTCTCGGAGGCAGAGCACGTTGCATGGGCTCTCGGCGTCGCGAAGCTGCACGCACCAAACGAACGAGTGATCGTCACGATCGATCGGGACGGTCCGGTCGGATGGAACGTTCTCAACGCGTTCCGCGATGCGATCGCCTCGCACGCGCTCCGCATCACGCTCGTTCCGGTGCGATCGAGCGACCGCGCTCGACGAAGGCCTCGCGACTACGAACGCGTTCGCGACGAGCTCGCGGCCAACCTGCTCGAATGGGTGCGCGACGGCGGCGCGGTGCCCGACGATCCGAAGCTGGTCGCAGAGATGCACGCGCTCTCGTGGGAATACCAGGTCACGGGCAGGCTCAAGGTCACGCGCAAGGATCACGTGCGCGAAGAGCTTGGCCGATCCCCAGATCGGTACGATGCGCTTGCGCTCTGCTGCTGGGATCGGCCGTCGTGGTCGACCGACGGCGACGACGGCGGAGGCGACGACGGTGGAGGCTCCTACGGCGACGGCGACGATTCGCCCTACGATGCGTCGCCGTCGCCGTACGGCTGACTCACTTTGCGAGGCGCAGCGGCGTGCGAGCCGTCGCTGGGTTCTCAGTCTCGATGACGCGCAACGCGACGCGTCGCGGAGTCACCGGCACGCCAAACGTCGCCACCATCTGATCGACGTCGAGCTCTCGACCGCTTGCGGCTAGCGCATCGCGCAAAAGGTTCATCGCGTTGGCTGCGGTTACGAGGCTCGACGCGATCGAGTTCAGATCGCTCGGCGGGCTCACGTCCCACGACACCGTCGCGAGATCCTCCGAGAGCAACGCGTCTTCGCCGTACTCAAGTGCGACCCACGCCGGGATGATCTGCGTGTTGATCGTGAACGCGAGCGCGCTCTCGTCGCGCTGGATCAGATCCGCGCGCACGCTCTTGTGCACGTCCTGATTCGAGAAGCCCGAGCCACCATCGACCGTCACGATCTGGCCGTTGATCGACAACACGATCTCTTTGTTCTGCTCGTCGATCGTCAATCGGAAGCTCTCGGCTCCCTTGCCGTTGCTCTCGATCAGCTTGATATCCCAACTGATCGGAAGGCCGAAGACGGTGTTCATGCCCCACGACAGCAGCTTCGCGAACGCGTTCTTCCTCGAGGGCTCGTCGGCTCCGAGCGGAGCGATCGCGACACGCGCGCTGTTCGCGAGCTTCATCTCCCAGTTCTCGCGACGAAGGCGCGCGTGCTCCTTCGTCACGTACGAGCGACCGAGCGCGCGCCACAGCCCGTTCTGCCACGGGTACACGCGCCCACCGGGAACATGCAGCACCCATCGACCATCACCGGGAGTGATCGGCAGCAGCCCGGCGATCGAGCTGTAATACCAGCGGTTCTCGAACCACCGATATCGAAGGTGCTCGGGCGGCAGGCGGTTCAAGATCGGATGCGTGCGACCGGGCACGGGCACCAGCTCGCCGACGGCAACGCCAAGCTCGATGCCGTCGCGATCCAGCATCTCGAGCTCCGCGGGCGGGCACATCTCATCGAAGATCGAATGTGCCTCGAGGCCGCCCTTCTGCAGCGCGTCGACCATGTCTGCGCGACCGCGGAACCGACGAGGCAGACGGATCAGCCCACCGCACCGCGTCGACATGATGCCCGCGATCACGCCGTCTTTGTGCGCGCTGCGCATGAGCGCGCCCGCGAGCGACAGATCGCCTTGATCTGCGAGCACCTCCGCGCGCTCGACGTCTTGCTGCGTCCAGCGCGTGATCGACGTCACCGGCAGCGCGAGCTGTCCACCGAAGCCCTCGCGAATCTGCTCGACGCTTTCGCTTCCGAGCGAGGGCAACATCGACTCGAGCAGAGCGTACGCGGCGATGCCCTGCAGGGCTCGGCGGATGCGTTCGCTGATCGTCGCGGGCCGCTCTTGCGCCTTCACCACGCGGGTCGTGATCTCGTATGCCATAGAGCTCCTCTTGCCGCAGACGGCGTGGCAATGCTACCACCACAGCATGAGTGACTCGAAGATGCCGCGCGAGCAGAAGGTTCTCGCGTCCTTTCCTCGAGGTGTCTCTGCAGGCGCTCTCGCGCTCATGCCGCAAGCTTTCGGCTGGCTCTTCTTCGACGAGTTCGAAGCGCCTGCGACCGAGCTGCGCGACGATGGCGTCGCGGTCGTGCGCATCATGGGCCCTCTTGAGCATCACGAGAGCATGTGGTGCGACAGCTACCACGCGATCCGCAATCGCTTCGATGATGCGCTCTGGAAGGCACCGCGCGCGGTCCTGCTCTACATCAACTCGCCCGGCGGACTCGTCGAAGGGTGCTTCGAGCTCGTCGACCACATGCGAGCCGAGAGCGCGCGCACGGGCATCCCGATCTTCGCCTACGGAGAAGGGATGCTCTGCTCGGCGGCCTTCGCGATCGCGTGCGCTGCATCGAAGATCGGCGCGAGCAAGAGCACGATGGTCGGCTCGATCGGCGTCATCGACTGCCTCGTCGACGCTTCGTCGATGGACGAGGCATGGGGCGTCAAATACCGGCTCGTCACGAGCGGCGCACGCAAGGCCGACGGCAACCCGCACCAGCCCATCGAAGATGGTGCGGTGCTCGCCACGCAGGAACGCGTCGACGATTTCGCGGGCCTCTTCTTCGATCTCGTCGGGCAGGCTCGTGCCTCGCTCGGCGCGGATGGCGCGCGTGCTCTCGAGGCCGGGGTCTACATCGGCCAGCGCGCCCTCTCGGCGGGCTTGCTTGACGCGCTGTCCGATCCGAGCGTACTACTCACGGAGTCAACCTCTCCCCCGGAGAAGCCCACGATGCAGCCCAAGGCCGAAGACACGCCCCCGCCCGCCGACGACAAGCCGAGCGATGGCGACATGTACCGCAAGCTCCGCAAGATGGCCGACGAGGGCGACGAGGACGCGAAGAAGATGCTGCAGAAGCTCGAGGGCTACGACGAGCCCGACGACGACGACGACGCCCCCCCGAAGAAGGGCGACGACGAGGCGAAGGCTATCGCGCAGCGCGCTCTCGCATCAGCGGAGCGAGCCGAGCGCCTGCAGCTCATCGCGACGCGCCCCGACTTCGACGAGGCTACGCGCGAGCTGCTGATGTCCGCGCCAGTCGAGCGGGTTCGCGCCCACGTCGCGAAGGCACCGAAGCGCACGACGCCCGATCGCGCGGCCTCCGCGCAGCCAGGCGTTCGGCCGACCGCTACGCCTGCGGGCGCGAAGGATCGCAACCCGATGGCACTCACGCCGCCGGTCACCGACCACGATGCGGCGCGACACGCGCTCGCAAACCGTCTGCTTGGCAACACGCAGGTATGCGTCGGCTCGAAGCTCGAGCGCGACTCAAGCGGCCGCGTTGCAAAGGTCGAGTTTGGCGTCGATCGCGACCTCGAGCCCGGTCAGAAGAACCCCGACCGTCTCGCGGCCGTGCGCCTGCGCGGCTCCATGCCCACAGGCACCACGCGCGTTGCCTGAGCTCGCGCACCGCTCTCGACCGCTCGCAACGAACCCCAGAGGATCACAATCATGTCCTACCTCCGCAAGCCGATCACGCTCAACAGCCTGCGCGCGGTGCTTCACACCGGGCAGGTCGCAGTCAAGGGCGAGACCGCGGTTCTCGACACCGCGGGCAACTTCCGCGTGGCTGCAGCGGGCACCGCGACGTTCAAGCCCGTGGGCACGTTCACCGAGAGCTTCACCGGCGACGGCACGCGCACCACCGTCGTCGCGCTCTTCGAAGAGATCCGCGCGCAGGAATGGGTCAACGACATCACTACGCCGGTGGTCATGCCAGCGAATCGCGGCGACGTGGTTTACATGCTGGACGGGCGCACGGTCACGGCCGATCCCGCGGCAGGCGCAAACGCCATCCTGGGCATCGCGCTCGACATCGACTCGACGGGGCGCGTGATCGTCGCGACGCGTCCGTTCTTCATTACCTGATCGCTCTCTCGTCTCGCTGTCACGCCCATCGATCACGCGCCGAGTAGGCGCACAGGAGCACGCACATGGATTCCGTCGAGCTGCAGTCGGTCGTCATCACCCTTGAAGAGTCGATGTCGATCGCGATGGTCACCGACTATCAGCGGGCGATGCAGAGCGAGAACATCTGGTGGCCATCAATCGCTCGTCCGCGCGACATCAGCTCGCGCAAAGAGACGATCCACTGGTTGCTGGACACCGCGAAGATCGAGCCGCGCGACATCGGTAACATCGCGTTCGAGGACATGAGCACGGTCGACCTCGTCGTCGAGCCGAGGTTTGCGTCGAGCGGCCTCGAGATCGGCATCGAGGCGTTCCAGGATCTTGAGAATGGCGTCTGGGGAGGCCGCGCGATCAACGCGGGCACGGCATGGGCACGTCAGATCGGCGTGCAGATGGCCTACTACCCGCAGTTCCGTCTCGCGTCCGCGATGCTCGGCAACCCGACGGCCTACGATGGCGTCTCGTTCTTCGCGCACGCGCACCCGACGAACATCAACGACCCCGCGGCGGGCACCTACACGAACCTCCTCGACGCCGTCGCGGCCGACGGATGGTCTGGCGTGCTCGCGCCGATCGATCCGACGGTCACCGTCGACGTCGCGCTCAACAACCTGCAGCGGGTGCTCACCTACATCCGCAGCCTCAAGGGTCCGAACGGCCGCGACCCGCGCTTCCTGCGCCCCATCGGCATCCTCGTGCCGCCCTCGCTCACGGTGCGAGCGCAGCAGCTCACGAACGCGCGCTTCATCGCGCAGGCTGCTGGCGCGACCGGCGGCGGCAGCGGCGACATCGAGGCCGTGATCCGCAACTTCGGCTTCGGCGATCCGCTCGTCGCGCCGGAGCTCGGCGCGGGCTTCGCCTACTCCTACCAGGGCGGGCCCTCCGTCGCGGGCTCCGACGTCGACTACTACGTCATCTGCGAGACGCAGGACGTCGAGGTCTCGGGCTTCATCTACGGACGCCGCGAGGCGTTCAATGTGATCTACCACGACCTCGCGTCGTCGGCAGAGCTCGCTCGCAAGGGCAAGCTGCAGTGGGTCTGCCGCGGCCGAAACGAGATCGTGCCCGGCCTCCCATACACGATCTTCAAGGTTCGCGGTTCCTGATCTCGCGTCCGCTGGTTGTCTCATCGTCACAGGTAGGCGCAGGGCCCCGAGCAGCGATGCTCGGGGCCCTTCGTCTTTGTGCTACCGTCAGCGCATGGCGATCCAGATGTCCACCGCGTCTCGCACTGCGCAGGCGCAAGCTCACGAAACCGAGATCGGCACCGGGCCGCTTCTTCGCATTCGGACCGGAGCACCCCCGGCCAACTGCGCAGCGGCGCGCACCGGAACCATTCTGGTAACGATGACGTTGCCTGTAGACTGGGCGACGATCTCGAACGGGCAGCTTTCCAGGCTTGGCACCTGGGAGGATCTCACCGCAGACGACACCGGCACCGCAGGTCATTACGAGATCATGGACTCGGCCGGTACGACCTGTCACGAGCAAGGCACGGTCACCGGCACCACGCCGGGCACCGGCGACGTCGTGCTTCAGCAGGTCAACGCCGACATCGTCTCGGGGCAACGCGTCTACGTAGACACGTGGAGCCGCACTTGGCCGGGAGCGTGACGTGGCAGGCATCGTCACACGCGACGAAGTGATCGCGGCTCTTTCCACCGGGCAAACTTCGCTGATCAACAAGGCGTCGATCGGTACTCAGCTCGCGGGCGGATTCGCGTCGTTGTGGCGAGCAAATGGCAGACCTGCGCAGGGCGCAATCCCTGGAGCTGCAGCAATTTGCACCGCCGCGCTTACTGGCGCGCTCGACAACGCGATCCCAACGCCCACCGCAGGCCAGCGCAACGCGCTCCTCGTCGCGAGCGCAGCGTTCGCAAACGCTGGGACGCTCGCCTACATCGTCGATCGTCTCGCGCACATGGGCGGACTCAGCGGCACGCTGACCACCGCGCAGACGGTCAACGTGTCGATCGTCTCCCTCGCGGGCTCGCGCTGCCGGGCCGATTACGCGGACTGTCGATGGTGGCTCGAAATTTACACCGACATCGGCACCACCGGCGCGACGGCCACGATCAGCTACACCGACAGCGGCGGCAACGCGCGCACCACGACGGTCACCGGCTTTGGTGGCGCGTCACCAGCGAACCGCGCAGGTCGCATCTTTCCGATCATTCCAGCGACCGCAACGCCGCTGCCCATTGCCTCTGTCCAGTCGGTAACGCTCAGTGTCTCGACGGGCACCGCGGGATCGTTCGGCGTCACCGCGACGCGAGACCTCTCCGCGCTGATCGGTTCCGGCGTTGCCAACTTTTCCGTGGGCTACGACTGGGCTGCGCTCGGCGCGCCGACCGTTCATCAAGACGCTTGCCTCGCGATAACTATGTTGACCCCGACGACCACGACGGGCGTTGTCGTCGGTCACGTCGTCGTCGGCACGGGGTGATCGTTCGTGACGACGCTCGACACACGAGGGCGCTTTGCGCCGGTCGATGCGGTTTACAAGCGTCTACCGGCAGACCTCGGAACGGCTCTCGAGCTGTTCGATGTCGACATTTTTTCGACGAGCGATCTCGAGGCCAACTCGACCGCGACGCTTGCCGCGATTGCGAGTAGCACCGACGTCGGTGTCGAGGTGCAGGCAGCAAGCACCGCGACACTCTCGGACATCAGCAGCGCGACGGCTTTCGTCGAGGTGCAGGCAGCGAGCGCCGCGACACTGTCCGATCTCGTCGGTGTCGCGACGGCTCTTGTGGAGGTGCAGGCAGCGAGCACCGCGACACTCTCGGACATCAGCAGCGCGACGGCTTTCGTCGAGGTGCAGACAGCGAGCACCGCGACACTGTCCGATCTCGTCGGTGTCGCGACGGCGATCGTTGAGACCCCGGTGCAGGCAGCGAGCACCGCGACACTGTCCGATCTCGTCGGTGTCGCGACGGCGATCGTTGAGACCCCGGCTGTCGAGGTCGAGGCTTCATCCAGCATTACGCTGTCGCTCGCCGGAAGTGCAAGTGTCGGAGTTGCGACGACGGTGCCCGACACGACGCGCATGGTGCGCATCGTCGGCACCTCGCGATCGGCCAAGCTGCCAGCCGTCGTGCGCATTGTTGCTGTTGCAGGTACCGTGCGATCTGTTGTCGTAACGGAGGCTCCATGATCAACGCACGGATCAAGGTCGGCGTGGGCGACGTCGATCACTGGTCGTTCGACTTCACGCAGTGGCTCGCTCTCAAGAGCCAAGAGCTCGGCGTGTCCGTCACCATCGCTACTGCGACATGGACCGCATCGGGCGGCGTCGTGATACTCGGCGCTCCAGGGTACCCCGATCCTGTAATTTTCGATGCGAACCGACAGGTTCGCGTGTGGTGGGATGCGGCAACGCTTACCAGTCTCGGCGCTTCGCTGACGTGCACGATCGTCACGACGTCGGGCCACGAGCGATCTGCGACGGTCACACTTACCTCTGACGTCTGCTAAGGTCTCCAAATCGTGCCTGCGTACCTAGACCTCACCGAATTTCGCGAGATCAGCGTCGCGCCCGAAGAGAGCGTCGACGAGGTTGAGGCGCGCTACCCTGGATGGGTCGAGCGACAGCTTGAAATCAAGTCACAGTGGATCGACGCACGCCTGCGCAAGCGGTACCTCTTTCCGCTCACGCAGACGCCGTACCCGCTTGTCGTCACGGATTGGCTCGCGCGCATCGTCACCGAGATCATGATGCGCAAGCGCGGCATTGATCCGACCGATGAGCAGGCCGCGACCTACGTCGAGGATCGCAAGACCGCAGAGGCCGAAGTGCTCGAGGCCGCGAACGCGCAGGATGGCCTCTTCGATCTGCCTCTTCGCGCCGACACGAGCACCACCGGCATCGTCGCGCCGCAGGTTCTCGGCTACTCCGAGGCCTCACCCTACGTCGCGTTCGACATTCAAGCTCGCGATGCTCGGCGCGAGGACTCGCAGGGCACCGGCACCGGCGACGAGGCACCGTGAAAGGCCCGCCCGTCTCGATCTGCGAGCTGCGCGAGGTCCGCGACGGGCTCCCGCCCGTTCTGCAGGCCTCGCACACGCCTCGAAAGGCTCGCGGGAAGGCACCGGGAAGGCCCCGTGGGGCTCTCCGGCTCGTGGATCCGTGTGATGGTGGGTCCGCGGAGCCGAAAGGCGAGGGCGGGCGCGTGGAAGCGGGGAAGCCGTGACCATTCTGGCCCTCGAGAAGCTCTACACCGACGTTCAGACGCGGTTCGCGGCTGAGGCGGGCCTTATCTCGCTTCCCGAGACCGCCTGGTTTACCGGAACGGCGGCGATCTCGGGCTCTCCGACGGCTGCGGCGTGCGTGCGCGTGCTCTTCCCGACCGGCGGCACGGTCGGCGTCGCTGGAATCGTCTACCGCGTCTCGCTCGACGACGGCGCGAGCTTCGGCGCGCCGGTCGCGCTCGATCTCGCGACCTCGATCCTCGTGCTCGGCGTCACGCTCACGATCTCGGGCGCGGTCACAGCGGGCGACACGGTGCGATGGATCCAGACCGGGCCCGCGGTGCCTGCGTTCCAGTTCGGCACGCGCGAGCCCGCGAAGCGCGGCGACACCTACCGCGTGATCTTCGTGCCCGGCGACGAGGCGGGCAACGCGGGCGAGGTGCGAGCTGCACGAAACCCCGGCCGCAACCCGCGGCCGCTCGCCACGTTCGACGAGCTCTTCACGATCTACTGCGAGGCCTTCGACGCGACGGCAATTTCGCCCGAGGTTGAGCTTCGGCAGTGGAAAGCGGCTCGCCTCTTGTGGGATGCCGTCGTTCGTGCGATTTACCTCTCCGCACACGGGACATACGAAGTGGTCTCCGTCGAACACATGATTGAGCGCGCGACACGCCGACACGCGTGGACGATCCGTTCGCTCGTGCGCATTCAGTCGATGGTGCCCGACGCGCCCGGCTTCGTGCTCCGCGCGCCGACGAGCGTAGCGCTCACCGTCGGCCTCGAGGTCGACGACGACCCGGTCGAGACGATCACGGGGGCACCGTGAGCAGCGGCGCAATCGAGATCGATCGGCAGATCGCTCGCCTGCGCGAGCTGGCCAAGCTCGTGCCCACGTCCGCGAAGGGCGTCGCCGATGCGATGCGCGACGTCATCGTCGACAACATCGCGCGCGGCGTCGCGCCCGACGGCACCCCGTGGGAGCCCACGCAGGCAGGCGCGAGGCCGCTCCGTGGAGCTGCCGACGCGCTCGACGTGAGCCCGGTGGGTACCGTGATCGTCGCGACACTGCAGGGCCCTGAAGCGCGCCACCATCTCGGTGCCGTGCGCGGAGGTCGCCGACGTGAGATTCTCCCGACAGGCAGCACGATTCCCGGCCCGATGGTCGACGGCATCGAGCGCGCCCTCGTGGATCGGTTTCGTGTGATCATGGGCCCCTCGGCTCGTTGAACGGAGAACCTCGTCATGTCGCAACCCTCGGTCACGATCACGGAGCTCGATGGCGCGCTGGGCATTCTGCCCATCAGCGCGGGACGTCTTCTCGCTGTCGTCGGCGTCTCGAGCACGGGCCCCATCGACACGCCTGCGACCTACGCGCGCGTCTCGCAGTTGACCGCGGACTTCGGCATCGGGCCGATGGTCGAGGCCGCGGCCTACTCCATCGAGAAATTCGGGCGTCCCGTACTCGTAGTCCGCACCGGGCAGAGCACGCCGGGCAGCTACCCCGCAGGGGCCGCCGTGGTGTTCACCGGCACCGGCACGAGCGTCGTCACCGTCGACGTGGCGACCGAGCCCGACGACGACTTCGAGCCGTCCATCAGAGTCATTTCTGGCGGCACCATCGGCGTCGCGGGCATCACGTTTCGCTGGTCTCTCGACGGAGGCAGAACGCTCTCGCCGGTCACCGCGCTTGGCGTCGCAAACACGTTCACGTTCCCCACGTCGGGCGGCGTCACGATCGACTTCGCTGCGGGCACGCTCGTCGCGGGCGACACCGTCTACTTCGTCGCGAAGGCTCCGAAGTGGAACACGACCGAGGTCGCCTCGGCGCTCGACGCGCTCTTCGCGACCGCTGCGTCGTGGGAGAGCGCCTTCGTCACCGGCGACATCGCCTCGACGGACTTCGACGTCATCGATCCGAAGTTCTCCGCGGGCCTCACGTCGGGCAAGTACCACGGATGGATCGGCTCCGTGCGGATGCCGGACCTCGGCGAGAGCGAGGCCGCCTACCTCGCCTCGGTCTCGGGCGCGTTCGCATCGAAGGCGACGATCTTCGGCGAGCTGTGCGCCGCGGCCGCGAAGGTCTCGTCGTCGGTCAGCGGCCGCATCTATCGCCGTCCGGTCGCCTTCTGCGTCGCGCCGCGCGAGGGCTTCTACTCCGAAGAGATCAACATCGCCGACGTCAACCTCGGCTCGCTGCTCGGCGTGTCGATCCGCGATGCGAACGGCAACCCCGACGAGCACGACGAGTCGCTGAACCCCGGCCTCGACGATGCGCGCTTCACCGTCCTGCGAACGTGGGATGGCGTGCAGGGCGTCTACGTCAACCGGCCTCGCATCCTCTCGGCTGCGGGCTCCGACTTCGATCTCTTCACGAAGCGTCGCGTGATCAACCTCGCGCACGCTGCGCTCCGCCTCTACTTCATCCGTCGGCTCAACAAGCCGATCCAGGTCGACACCACGACCGGCTTCATCCTCGAGAGCGAGGCGCTCGAGATCGAGAACGGCGCGCTCGCAGCGATGCGCTCCGTGCTGCTCGCGAAGCCCAAGGCCTCCGGCGTGCAGTTCGCGCTCTCGCGCACCGACAACGTGCTCTCGACGAAGACGCTCACCGGGCAGGCCCGCGTGATCCCGCTCGCCTACCCCGAGTTCATCGAGCTCGAGGTCGGCTTCCTCAACCCGGCTCTGCAGGTTCAGACGGTCTGATCTAGTCCGCGCATCACGCGCCTCTCACGGAGAATCGACATGAGCGACGAGGTCAGGATCAACGG